AGGAGCGGGTGATGAAAGTTAGTCTGGATTTAAACGAGCGGGAGGTGGAGGAGGTCATGGAAAAGTACGATGACATGGTCGAGAAGGTGGATAGGATGATGGTGTTGCTTCAGAGGATAAGCGATCACATCGAGAAGGAGGTGTAATGAGCGCATTTGACGATCAGATAGGTGGAAATCATTATAAGTTGATGATGATCCAACCAACCGAGTACATACTCGCCAATAATTTGGATTGGTGTGAGGCGAACATCGTGAAGTACATTAGTAGGTGGCGAAGCAAGGGCGGGGTCGATGATCTCCGGAAGGTGATTCACTATGCCCAGATACTTATCGAGAAGGAGCTCGATGGGGAAGGAAAGGGGAAGACGGATTAGGTTGCTTAGAAACTACACCGAGGCGCCGGAAAGAGCCCCGATGTAGTTATACCCAAAGCAACTAAGGTATGTGTCACGGTTAAGGGATGCCGCGACAGAACGAATCATAACAGAAAGAAGGCGCAACACAATGAGTGAAGAGAAGAAGAAGGTGACAACCGAGATGCTGCAGGATCTATTGGCGACCCTGCGGTCAGAAAAGCAGGAGCGTTTTGTGGCGATGATGGATGAGATGGGTGACCTTATCCCAGGTGATGGGAAAACACTTAGGGATGAAAGTTAATGGATTTTCTAGGCAAAATAGGTGAGGTTAGTGGTCACTTAGGTAGGTATGAAATGAAAAATCTGAAATCATACCTACCCCCTGTGGATAAGTCGGTAAGTGTTTGAAATACATAGGGAAAGTAGGTAGGTATGGTCACTATATGTCATACCTACGTCATGCCTACTATACCTACCTCGTAAGTCATTGATTTATAAGGGTGGTATGATGGTATGGTAGGTATGCTCTCTAAAGAGAGGGAGAGATATATTAAAAATATCTCCCTATCGGTGTACTCTCTCTTGTATTCTTAGAGGGCTTGAGAAAATAAAAAATTTTTGTGGCGGGTTGTAGCAGGAGATTTAAAAATGAGTGATGCAGGTGAGATGAAGCATGAGGTCGCAGAGGTGATGCGTGAGGCCGAAGCGCGTGACTTTAAGATTCCTCCAGGTAAGGACATTCTCAGGAACCCAGAACAGTACAAGCCAAGACGTAAGCAGATGAAGTTTACGCCGAAGCAAGAACGGTTCATCCAGTTGTATGTCTATCATGATCTGACCAATACCGAATGCGCTCATCGAGCAGGGTACTCATTCCCCGCAGTCGCTGCGACCAAGATGCTGAACGATCCAAGGTATACCCATATCCAAGGAAAGATTCAGGAGATGAAGGATCTCGAGCAGAGGAAGTATGAGATTACTTTTGAGAAGGTTGCGCGTGACCTGCAAAAGATTCGGGATGCGGCGATGGAGGATGGTGTGTACGGTGCGGCAGTACAGGCGGAGCTGGGACGGGCAAAGCTTGCTGGGTTGATGATTGATAAGAAGGAGATCAAGACCGGTAAGATCGATCAGATGGACCGCTCAGAGGTGGAGGCAAGACTCATGGCTTTGATTGAGAAGAATGAACTTGCGCCCAAGGTGATTGATCCATCAGAGGTGGAGGATCTCGAGGACGAGGTTGAAGATGTCGAGGACGATGTCGTAAGTGATGACGATCTTGAGGAGGACGAGGTTGAAGATGAGGATGAGGATGATTCGTTCTGGGAAGATGACGATGAGGATGAGGAGATAGATGATGGTGCATGACAGTCACGAAGACTACTATGACGTTATTCTTGTAGGTACTGGGTTCAAGGATGGGCATTACACATGCAAGGAATCTGCGGAAGAAGTCGCTGAACATTTTCGAAATGTTAGGTTTCCGAACATAGAGGCCAAGGTCCAGAGCGTGGGAACGTGGCAGCCCCTGCTTGATAAAGATTTTTGGGCAATACCTGACAATCACGAACAGTTAATATTAATTAATGAGCGGATGGGAAGCATGGCGAATTCAAACATTCTCCACCTCCGGCCTCGAGATGAGACCGAAGGGGAGGGTTAGGTTAGTAACGATTGATGCTCATGTTGATGCGAACCTCCTGATCAAATTCGCTGTAGAATGCAGATAAAGCTTCGGAAAGCTTATCCATTTCCTTGAGGAGATCTTTCTTATTTTCGCCGCTAGCATCCGTGCCGATGACCTCATCCCAAAGTTGAATGGTGGCTAGAAGCATTATTGGCGTGTCCGGTCTGTAGTGATCTTCCCATACCGTGATCGTTGCTTGAGGAGACACCATGTCTGAAACTTTTCTGGCTTCCTCTTTAATCTTGTTAGAGGAGTGCTCGAGCATTTGTTCCTTAAGCCTTATCTTGTATCCAAGATCTTTGATCTGATGTTCTTGCTCATCGATCAAGGTTTGCTTCGTTCTGTATTTCTTTGTCATCTTATTTTCCTTTTCTTGCTTTGAGTAGTAAGGCACTTGCGTCCCTTGATGGTGGTCTGAAGCTTCCACTCTTGCGAGCTTTGTCAGTCAGACGCTTCTTCGCGGCGAAACTACGGGCAAGGTTGTATTCCTTCCACCGATGAGCATCACTGCAAAATCTTTTGGTGTTGCGAACGTGTGTGCTTGCGAACTCAATGCCACACCAATCGCAATCGTACTTGCGAGCTTTCTTTTCCTTGTGCATGAAGGAGGAGTTGGGCCGAAACCCACCTCGCTTCTCGATTTTTTCAACAATTTCCAGGCTCGCAGCGGGGTCATCCGCGTCAAGGATGGTGTCATCTTTGGTGCTCGGCATAGATCATTTCTCCTATTCTTTGTACAAGCTGAGGGACTACCGCGTTTCCGAGGGATTTAATTCGGTCCACCCGATTGGGAACCCCATCAACCACTCGGTCCACATCGGGCTCAGTTTCCCAGTAGGTCGATCCGAATCCTTCGCCTTCGCACAGAGGTACGAGCGCTGGTCCATATGCGTGTGACTCTTCGAGCCCACAGGACCGCAGTCTTTGTACTCGCTCGCTCTCGGGGTCGGCCACATCCGAATCGGATCCGCCGAGAGACTGTCCTTGACCGCCGCTCCGATGTTCCATCCATGTGTGCCGTTCCTGTGAGATGGTGCTATCTCTTCGCCGCCGGTCATTCTCGTCGGAGTAGGCCACAACCCAGCATCTGTCTCTGCGGTGGTGGGCTTCGACGGCACAAGCCGGAATAACAAACGATTGGACTCGGTAACCTTCACCTTCCAAGTCAGAGCACACATCGTCGAGTGCCATCCGGACGAACCCAGAAACGTTTTCGCCAATGACCCAAGTGGGAGCTGACTCTTTGATGACTCGTAACATTTCAGGCCAGAGGTGACGGTCATCTGCCTTTCCAAGTTGCTTGCCTGCAACTGAGAATGGTTGGCAGGGGAATCCTCCGCAAACAACGTCAATTGATCCTTCGTAATCTTTCCCATCTAAATCCCTTATGTCTTCGTGAATGGTGATGTCCGGCCAGTGCTTGGCCAGAACTTGTCTGCAAAATTTATCCTTCTCGCACATCGCGATGGTCTCCATCCCAGCCCACTCAAGGCCGAGAGAGAAACCACCGATGCCGGAGAAGAGGTCAAGGACTTTCATGATTCTCCCTTACAGTTTGGATTGGTTTGCCAGTAGTCCGGCCAGTGACCCGCGCATACCATCTCGCGGTATTGCTTTTCCATCTCGACTTCGTGCTTGTAGTCTTCGTTGGATACCCAGAGGAAGGCGATCGCTATGATCACAACCATAGCGAGACCCACAATTGCTTTTCTTTCTTGCTCGAACATTAAGATCCCTCCCAACCCATGGTCCCTTCTGCGGGGTCAACGTTGGGATCAAGGTCAACATCGGATCCGAACAAGGGCTCGTCATCTTCGCGACCTATGCCAATCTTCCGAAGGATAGCCTCGGCCTCTTCGGTGTAGTCCTCGTAATCGCTCTGGCCTTCCGCGTCCAAGTGCCAGCTATCGAACTTGGCATCGTACTCATACCTCAGCTCGACACTGTCACGCTCAAGCAGAACCTCAGCCAGATCGTCAATCATTAGGATGAAATCATTGATCTTTAGATTTGCCATTGCTTAAGCCTCCGTGGTCTTGGTCCAGTGATAGAACTGTTCTTCTTCGGACAGCGTGTTCAAGACGAGATATTCGGGCTCGTATTGCTTCTTCACCCGCTCTAAGGTTTCCTTTAAAGGCTTCGACTTAATCTCGTATATCTTGCCGCTTGAGACTTCAATCAGTTGGACCTTCGCACGCATCAATCGCTTGATATCTTTCTTGATGAGCGAGGTGTTGAGGGTGTTGCAGACAACGATCTCAATGCATGTATCACCGAGACGGCTGTAGTCCACTTCATTGCTTTCTGACCTTGGGCAGAATTGCTCGTAGGTTTCTGGATCTTCGATCTTGATCTGATCGGCGCACGCCTCTCGAAGCTTGACGATCATGATGTCGAAGCTTTCGTTTGATTGGCCCCTGTATGGGTAGTAGTGATCGGCTCCACCTCTACCGTCATTCTCTGCCTTGCATACTCGGTCGCCATCAAGGCAGACAGTCGCTTCGAAACAATGCGTTTCGTGTGATGCGAATGCCGCATGCTTGATGTTCTTCAGTGAGATTCTTGAAGGTGCGCTCATGACTCACCTCCCGATACAACTTTGATCCCTTCGTATACATAGTTTGAAACTTTGCGAAGCACAAGGGATACCGCCGATTGAGTATGACCGCCGATTTTCCAATCGTGGATACGTTTGACTTCGATACTGTCATCACCCGTGTATGCGGGACCGTCTTTCCAGTTGTAAATGGTTGCGACCACGCCGTCGATTTCGATCGCCCATTGAACATCGGACTTTCCAGTTGAGGAGACATCTTCAGGATTACCGAAGATATCAACGAGGTCATAGAATCCAATATGGATCTCGCCTTGAAGGCAGGTTAGGTTAGTGTTTACCATTGCTTTTTTCCTTTAGTTTGCTTTGGGTTTTCGATCTTATCATTTGCTTGGTTGTTGAGTCAACACCCTGTGTAAAGAGTGCTAAGAGAATGCGCCCATTTTGTGGGTAAAAGTTGTGGGGAATAGCGCCCTCCCCCTCCCACAGAGCCCTGTGAGGGGCGTTTGAGGGGTCGGTAAGGGCATGGGCAGGGGGTCTGCTTGCGGCCTTCCTGCGGCTTGTGCTTGCGGCCTAGGGGCGCTTGCGTGCTTGCGGCCTCGCGGCTCATTTCTTGACGATCCGAACTTCGAAGTGCAGGTCGAGTGACAGCGTGCGGACTTGCGAATAGCAGTGGTCGTGCGTGCCGGTTATCTCTGAATCAAACCAACCGCTTTCGCGGTCGGCTCGGTCTCTTAGGTTGACTTGATACATTTGCTCTCCTAGTGCTGGTGATAGCTAATGTTGGGAACGTCTTTGTCCCAGCATGCGCGACAGTCTCCGCATTCATTGTCCTGTTGTGGCGCTGGGCATATATGCGAATTGGTGGGGATGGTTCGAGCGTGAACGGTGGAAGTGTTCCGGAATCGCTTGGGTTTGGGACCGTCTACCATCGCGGCCGATACTCTCACAATCAAGTTATCAGGAAGCGTGCCGGTATAGGCCGCGACCGTTTGTGCTTCGCGTGTTGGCAACCAGTGCAGGCAATCGGGCGTCGCGCGTGCGACTTCTACAATCTTGGCGAAGTGCTCGACGTTTTGGATGTCGCCGGAGTCATGCCAGCGAAAATACTTATCTTTATTGATTGCTCGCGCCATGCTTGGCGCCCAATCCTCGCGCGTGATTGTCGCAAGGCGCCGCGCTTGCGCCTTCTTGACTACTGGGAAGCCATACATTCCGCGATCGTAAGCGTAGCAATTCTCGCAAGTCGAACCTTTGACCGCTCGCAATTGTCCGCCCACCTTGCACGCTTGCGCGGGTAGACCGTACGACTTGCTTGGCATTTTTGACGGGTTGGATAACCCGCCGACATTTTCTCTTGCTTCTGATACTTTCATTGTTTCACCTTATATAATTGCTTGGTTGTTGAATTCTACCATAATGCGCCAGGTATTAAAAGCCCTACCTTTTTTCTATTGTCAAGGGTTACAGGTGCTTGCGACCTCGAGGCTTTTATATATAGCGCGAGCTTGCGAGCTTGCGACCTTTCTATTTTTATATATTAGATTGCGCGACCGGCAGCAGGCACTTGTTCCAGGTAAGCGCCCATAAAAAAAGGGCCCTCAGGCCCTTGTCTTTAACTGTGAGTGTATCCATCATCTTCAATGCCCAACCACATCCCCGACCACTGGACCATGAAAAAATTTCCCGCGATACCTGGAACGATGGTCCTCCTAAACTTCCGGTAGGACATCCCGTTGTCGTTCTGCATCCATTTGCGATGGAGCGCGATTCTCTGTGCTCGATTAATTGTCATCGTTCATGATCTCCGTGATTGATCGCCGGTCGAATGGCAATACATTGTTGACGTAGAATTGCTCTATCATTTCATCTGACCATGCATTGATGATCGGGTTCACTGCCAGCACCATCGCTTGAATGGTTGGGTATTGCTTGCCTTGAAATTGATACTTCATTTGGATTCTCCGATAAGGGCGCCCGAAGGCGCCCGATTGATTAGATGAATGGATTGATGGTCACAACTTTCTGGATCGCTGGGCTCGGTGTTCGGACCGTTAAACCCCAGTCCCATCGCTGGCCCTCCCAGTTGATGGACCCGATGATCTTGCCAGCATCGCGGGACGTCACAATCATATTGTCAGGCTTATGGTTGAATCGGGTAAACCCTTTTTCATTGACGCCGATCGAATTTCGAATGGCATTCGCGGGTGCCTTTTTCAAGGTGTCCAGCTCTTTCTTGAGTGCCTTAAGCGCCAGCACGTCATCCGACTTTTCTAGCCGTGCAATCTCTTTTACTAATCTTTTAACGTTCATATTCAATCCCTTAATTGAATGAAGGCGCCCGAAGGCGCCGGTTTTTTTAATCTTCTAAAAGCTCAGACTCCATCACCTCGAACGGATGACGTACTGGCTCGCCGGTGTAATACGGATTTGGATACCATGTATCTCTACCCGTTAAAACCCATGGCGCTTCTGGATCCTCAGCACCCAACGCTCTTGCTTCATAGGCATCTAACTCTGCCAGTGTTGGGTGATCAGGCTCGGCAAAAAAATCATCATCTTCTCTGTACATGTGTTGCTCCTTCCAAATGAAGGCGCCCGAAGGCGCCTGATAGGTTTATAGATCGGCGAAATTGCCTTCCTCGCATTCTGCAAACGCGTTGATTGCATCGGTGATTGATTCGTGAGAATCGAACCATTCTTTTAAGATCCGGCGTTGTCCGAGATCCATGTAGCAGAATGTCTCGTGCAATTTTTCCAACGACGATCGAACTGCGAATAGTCGCGAATCTACGATGCCGATCTCTTTGAACATATCCTTACTGTTTCCATATTGCATATTAAACTTCCTTAATTGCTTTGTTTATCTGCTACCCTTTATTGAATAACAGAGTTAAACAATAACAGATAATAGTACTAATAACAACACCCGAATCAACGACCATGCAAA